CTGCAAGGATTTCCAGATGGATGGACGGTTGGAGTAAGCGATACTCAGAGATATAAGACCCTAGGTAATGCAGTCACTACTAATGTGATAGCCGCAATAGGAGCAAAACTAATGAAAGGCGGAGAGGTGTCAAATGGCAAGGATAAGTAGAGAGTTTGTGAAGCTAGAAACTAGGCTATTAAATGACTACAGATTCTTCGAAATGAGTGAACGCGGACAGCTCGCTTACATCAAGTTGTTGGTCATCGGACGCACTTTTGACAACAAGATAACCAAGCGATTACCCACTTTAAAGGCACTTCTGAGGGTGAACTGGTCGCAAGATGACATAGCTATGATAATTTCTGAGATTAAGGTCAACTTTCCTAACTTCAAGTCTAATAAGTATTTCCATTACTTTTCGGGGTACGAAGAACGGCTTTTAAGGGGAAAATTAAAAACACCTACTAGTGCAGTGAATTACTGCGAAGATGAAGATGAAGATGAAGATGAAGATAAAGATGAAGAGATAACGGTACATCAATTCAATTCTCTTTATGAAAAATACCCAAAAAAAGTAGGTAAAAAACAGGCACTAAAACATTTCAAAGTGTCAGTCAAAACTAAACAAGATTTTGAAAGTATCACAACAGCATTAAACAACTATCTTGGCAGTAAGAGATACAATGACGGTTTCGTTCAGAATGCTAGCACTTGGTTTAACAACTGGAAAGACTGGGTGGATGATCCGGATCCAATCTGTAGGCTTTGTGCAGGTAAAGGTTTTGTTACAAACGAACGAGGGTATGACAGCCGATGTAGCTGCGACTCCGGGAAAGGATGGAAGAAATGTTAGAGCGAATGTTTAGGTGGATACTTTTAACGGCCTTTGCGGCTGCGCTTATGCTTGTGGCATTCTTTGTTAGCGCAGAGCCGGCCTGGGAAGGAATCGTGGTTCACCATTCAGCTAGCAGTTTTGGTACAGTTGAGGATATAGATCGCTGGCACAAGGAGCGCGGCTGGGATGGCATTGGCTACCATTTTGTGATCTACCGGGATGGATCTGTGCATAAAGGCCGGAATATCGCCACAATGGGCGCTCACGCCAAGGGAAGGAACCAGACATACATTGGCGTATGCTTGATCGGAGAAGATGTCTTTACGGTGGCACAGAAGAAGAATTTGGCTGCGCTGGTATCAACTCTCAACCAACAATATCCCATAAAATCAGTAGAGCGCCATCATGAAGTTTGTCCTGGCGATGGCTTGGGAAAGGAGTATTTCAAATGAAAGAGGAAAAAAGTAAAGAGATGAGGGAAGCCGCAAGCCACTTTTCAACACAAAGGATTATCTCTAAGTCAACCAAGTGGGGATTGAAATTCGATGGGTATAGATCGTTATACGATCATCGTCTCGCTCAATACTTTGATGAAATAGGACTTGAGTTCCAATATGAACAACATGGTATAGAAGTCAAAAATGAAGGAGATGTTAATTTGCATTATATACCAGATTTTTATATACCATCTAAAGATGTTTATGTTGAAGTTGTTAATAAGATGCACAAAACATTGCGCCATAAAATCTTATGGTTTCAAGAACAACATCCTGACAAGAGACTTATGTTGGTTACAAGAAATGAAGTGAATAATTTTTTCCGGGGAAAAGGAGACCTTTTCTAGATGAACGATTACATGCTAACAGATATTTTTCTATGGGTTTGGAGATTGCTGCCGGTAGTTGCGGGAATCGTTTCACTTTGGGTAATCGTATATGTTATTAACGCGATCTGGAGAGGGGTGAGAGATGAGCATTGATGGCGAAGAAGTAACAGTAGGCACGATACTTGTTTTTATGCTTATAATAGCTATAATTTATGCGATATTTGCTAGTGGTAGATGGATTGAATGGAACAATAGGTTTGATAAAGCTCACGAAAAATTTTATGAAGGGAGTGTAAGATGAAAAAAATAATAGTTGCAGTATTGATATTCGCATTTGGTGTATTTATTGGAGTGCAGCGAAGTAGAATAATCGAAGTTCAAGTGGTTAAAAAAGTAGAAGTTCCATTCTTAGATCTTACCGATCCAGAGCTAGACGCTAAAGTTGAGACTATACTAAAAATCAAGGGCAGGACTGCTCGCGATATAAATGAGATAGAGAAACGACACATGCAGAACTTAAGAACTTTGCAGACCAAAGAACATGAAATATATATGCAAGGTTTTAGAGCAGGTGTCAATAATCCAACAGGAAGGTGGTGATACAAATGAAAAAATCAATGAAATACTTAGTTTTAATCGCGTTGATACCAATCCTCTCAGGTTGCTCGGCCATGATGGCGATGCACGGCAAGAGAGATGTTGACACAGCATCGATCAGAATAGGCGCTCACCGGCAAGAAGTGATCCTACAGCTTGGAGAGCCAAGTCAAACTTCATCAGGTGAAGATGGAACGACTGATATTTTCGAGCTGCAGCGTGGGAACGCGCCTAGCACTGGTCGTGCTATTGGCCACGTTGCTATGGATCTCATTACGCTTGGTTGGTGGGAAGTTATCGGCGTACCGGTCGAAGCGTTACAAGGCGAGAAGTTCACGTTGACGATTAAGTACGGTACTAACGATCGAGTAACGGACATCAAGACAGGAAAACCAAGGAAGTTCTAACAAATTGGGAGCTGGTTCAGCGAGTGGTGTAGCTAACCACATCCTTATAGGCTTCGTGCTTATAAGGCTTCAGGGTTAGCAACCCTGGCTAGCTCCCTCCGAAAGGACTAGCTATGACAAATGATGGTATTTCTGATTTCTTCGAGTACATGATCGCTGTGCAAGAGTACGCGATTAGATGCTGGAAGAATCGAGGTGGCAAGTTTGAGGTTATTGTATTTGAAGAACATGATAAGATCCATGGCTCAATCAAGGGCGGCCACAACTGGAAATCAAGGCGAGGTGGTGATGACGAGTGAGCATATTATATGTGATAGGATTTCTTTTGATTAACTCTTTCAGGCCCATAGGATATTTTCACTTAGGGCGATTCGTTGATCTATTGCAAATGGATATATTGATTGTTGTGCTATGGATTTATAATCACAAGCGCTGGTGCAGGCTTAAACGAATAGACAGAGAGGTGGAACAATGATATGCCCGGTGATGAGTATAATTGGTAGTCCGGAACAAATAGAATGCCTAGAACAGAAATGTGCCTGGTGGGTGATGCACTTAACAGACAGGACAGGTGAGTGCGCGATTACTATGATCGCAGAAAAAAAATAAAAACACTTGACAACAGCTATTTAATATGCTATACTTGTAGCTGAAAAACTAAATAGAACTCGAAAATCTTTATTCGATAGCTTAGAAGCGTCTTATAGGATAAGCTTGCGCATGCGCGTGATCTTTTCTTATTTGACGCTTTTTTATTATGGCTAAACTACCTAACATAATCGTATTTGATAATAAAGCTTTCAATAGATCAACAACTTTGTACAAGTTTATTATATATCGCAAGCCGGATCAAACGTGGTGGCTCAGTACCTGGAGATAACATGACACCAAACCAACAGCGATGCCTTAGATGTGTACACTACAGCGTACTCTTTGATGATTGCAGTAAAAGCCTATGCAAGTTTCTCTTAAATACAGATCGCCATGTTAGAGGCACTACTAAGAAGCAACGCGAAGCTACTTGGGAACTTGATTGTTGTGGTGAGCGAGTAAGAGTGGAAGATTTTGTGTGAACTTAAACCTTAACATACTTACATACCAAATAGTTAGGACATTTTAGAATGGCAGGAGTTAAAGGAAGATCAGGACGCAGGCCACTACTGGCTGATAGTAAGATTGAAGAGATACTGCAGGTATCGCATAAGATACTAGTCAGGTGGCTAGGCAACAAAGAGATAAGCGATGCTAAGAAGATACCGGTGATAGCTCAGTTGATAGGCAAGCGAGTACCGAATAAGGTTGATGCAGAAGTACTAGCGCAAGAGGGTAATAAGATAGTTATAGTTTATCCCCAGGCTAAAGAGAAGGATCCAATAGATGCCCGTACTAAAGTTCAAACTGAAGCCTTATCAGCATAAGTTCTACGAGTCTAAGAAACGATTCCCGGCTATCATTAGCGCGATCGGTACCGGCAAGACTATGGTTATGCTGTTTAAGATAGCTAAGTTCTGTGAAGACTATCCTAACTCCCTGGCCCTGATAGTACGCAAAGAGTTTACTGACCTTAAGGATTCAACTATAAAAGATTTCGAGACCTATTTTGGAGTACGCGTTCCAAATGATAAAGATTATCGCTTTGCTAATGGTAGTGTTATTATGTTTAGACATGGTGCAGAACTAGGCCAAGCCAACCTAAAGAACATCAACCTATCGATTGCAGGTATCGAGCAGGCCGAGGAGTTCGAGGATAACAACACGTTCGTATTTATCCGGGATAGACTAAGACGCCAGAACGCGCCTTACCGGCAGCTGTGCGTTATAGCTAATGCAAATGGACACAACTGGCTCTGGAAGTTATGGAAGAACAACCCCACCTCAGATGAGTATATCCTATCCGAGGCCACCACATTCGATAACGCGGACAACCTACCGGCTGACTTCATTAAAGACTTAAAGCAGATGGAAATAGACGCGCCTAATCATTACCGTAGGTATGTGATGAACTCACATGAGGACACCGAGCAGGATGATACGCTATTCACGTTCCAGAAGCTCCAGGAGTGTGCCAAGCTTGAGCTATCGCGCGTTGGCGTTGCCCGGAGCATCCTATCTGTTGATGTATCGCGCTATGGTAGCAATGAAACTGTGTTCACGATCATAGAATCAAGAGGCGTGCTTAAGTGGGAGCAGACTCACCTTGAGGTATGGAAGCCGGGCCAGTTCGTGGAGAACCGGCTGATGCAGATAGTGGGCAAGATAGCTGACTTCAAGCATACGCTCAGGCCTGATATAATAGTTATCGATGATGACGGTATGGGTGGTGGCGTGGTAGATCGATTGGGTGAGTTAAAGATCGATTGTATACCCTTTAGGGGTGGAGAGAAGCCTAATAAGCATGAGCTTTACGGCAATAAGCGTACCGAGGCAGCCTTTGAGCTTAAGGAACTAGTCGATCGCCAGTATATCAAGCTCGCAGAAGATAGTGAACAAGTTGACCAACTCATGACATTACGCTTTCTCTACCGCTCTGATAAGACTAAGATGCTGATCACTAAAGAGAAGATGCGTAAGGATGGAATCAAGTCACCTGATAGAGCAGACGCGTTACTAATGGCTGCATCATGCTGCCATATCGCGTTCACCTACAATCCAAAAGACTCCGGCCTGCCGCGCATAGCGATCATGGATGATCCATTTAAGACACCAACTGAGCAGGGGTTCGCACACTTACAACGTAACGCACAAGAGAGTACGGTGGTATGATAACCATTAGACAGGCGGAACACAAGGACATTGAGGGAATCGTCAGGTTACTCATGGAGTTCCATGAGGAGAGTGTAAAGGAATTTGGTTATTCATTCGATCCAAAAACATTAAGAACAACTAGTGGGATGTTCATTGATAACTACATAGCAATGGTAGCGTGTGATGATAATGTAATCATCGGCGTTATCGCCGGAGTACTTATTGCTAGTATGTATGATATGAAGCAACAAGTAGCTAGTGAAATAGTTTGGTATGTGGATAAGAGATACAAGCAAGGATCTACTGGACTTAAATTAGCTAAGCGTTATGAGGATGAATGTAGGGAAAGAGGCGCTGACATAATTACAATGGGTTGCTTTCATGGAAAGAATTTAGATATATTAGATAGATATTACACGAGTCGTAACTTCAAGCCAATGGAATATCAATACGTTAAAGGAGTGTAGAATGTTTTTCATGTTGCCAATAGCTTTTCCAATAGCTTTTTTGGGTACAGCTGCAGGAACAATAGCAGCTATAGCCGCAGTGGCGGCGGCAGTAACAGGTGGAGTTGCCGTATCTAAGTCTAATGTCGCTGGTAAGGCAGCTAAGAGTAAGCAAGAGCAAGCGTTACGTTTACAATCTGAGCAATTCAAAGCACAAGAGAAGCGGGCAAGTGACCTTGAGGCTAGGATCACAGCTGAGGGTGAGGAAGCATCACGTTTAGAGCTTAGTGCTAAGAAGTCAGCTGAGGAGGAGTCTAGGAAGCGTCGGAGACGTAGAAGTAATACGATCTTAACCAGTCCAAGAGGTGCGTTAGAGCCAGCTACAACAAGTAAGAAGACATTGTTGGGCACATGATCTTAATACGCAAAGCTAATAAGAAAGACGTGCCGGAGATTAAAGATCTAATCGCCAAGTCGTTTGAAGCAGCATTTGATGTCAATGATATTAAGTACGATGTAAGCCAAGCAACAAGACTAGCTGAAGATCTAATTAAACATCATCTACTACTAGTGCTAGTTGAACAAGAGTTAAAGAAGATAGTGGGTGGAATTGGTGGTCAGTTACTACTACTGCCAATGAGCGTAGAAACTAAAGCATTTCAGGAGATTTTCTTCTATGTGCTACCGACCTTCAGAGGATACTCACATAGATTGCTTCATGAACTTGAAGAAGCATGTAAGTACCAAGAGATCGAAATTATCATTATGGCTCACTTATCAGATAAAGATCATGAGAAGATGGATCGATTCTACTTTACAAAAGGGTATAAACTTTTAGAGAAGCACTACTATCGGAGAATATAATGCCACATAAGCCTACTGGAGAACAAATAGTCAAGAAAGTCATGGCGCTCAAGAATGATAGATCTAATTGGGAGAGCTATTGGCAGGAGATCGCTGACAACTACATGCCTCGCAAAGGCTATATCATACGTTCAAGAACTGAGGGCGAACGCTTAGACTTCACTCGTATCTACGATTCAACTCCGGTAAGGGCATTAAACACGATGGCTAGTGGTTTCCATTCATGGCTTACTAATCCGGCCGCTAAGTGGTTTCAACTTGTATTAAACGATAAGAGGCTGATGGATAATAGAGCTGTCAAGGGTTGGCTTAGTGAGGTAGAGGACGAGATCAATCTAACGCTTAACAATAGCAACTGGGATGAGACTATACAAGAATTCTATATTGATGCTGGTGGCTTCGGTACAGGCTTCGTAATGACTGAGGAGGACATACAGGAACGAGTGCGCTTCACCGCGCTCAATATATCGGAAATGCTCATTGTCGAAGATGCACGAGGTCGTGTTACCGAAGTCTACCGGCTCTTTGAATATACAGCACAACAAGGGGTAGAACGCTTTGGTAGTAAAGCAGGTAAGGAAGCTAACGATGCAGTAGCAGCTGAGAAGTTCTCTAAGAAGATCCAATATCTTCATGCGATATTCACACGCGACGTTAGAGAGATAGGCAAAAAAGATGGCATCAACATGCCTGTCGCTAGTGTATGGATCGTAGTTAAGACTAAAGATATTATAAGTGAGGGTGGCTTTCGTGAGTTTCCAGTAGCAGTAGGTAGATTTAACAAGCGCACAGCAGAACCGTGGGGTTTCTCACCAGCTATGGATAGCTTAGCTGATGCTAGGATGCTACAAGCTCAATCTAGGATCATCATTAGAGCTGCGCAAAAGAGGGTTGATCCACCAGTAGCAGTGCCATCCACAGGGTTCATGCTGCCTCTCAACTTCAACGCCAGTGGTATCAACTACTTCAATAAGCAAGTGACAGGACAAGATCTCGTGTTCATGCAAACAGGTGGCAATATATCTATAGGGCGTGAGGAGATCGAGCAAACTAGAGAATCAATCAACATGGGCATGTTCGTAAGGTTATTCCAAGCGTTTGGGCCTATCACCAAGCAAATGACAGTACCAGAAGTCAATGCTAGGATTCGTGAGGGTATGGCGTTACTTGGACCAGTAGTAGGTAGATTTCAACAAGAAGTGCTAGATGTATCGATCATTCGCGTATTCAACATTCTATTCCGTAATGGACAATTACCTTTAATTCCTGAGATCTTATTGGGTGCTGACGTTAGCGTGCGGTATATCTCTCCTCTGGCTAAAGCTCAACGCGAGACGGAAGTTACTTCGATCTTGAGAACCCTACAGACGGTTGGAGATATATCGCCGATCATGCCTCAAGTGATCGATAAGATCAACCCAGATAAGACAGTAGATATTATAGCTGACGCTATGGGTGCGCCGGTTGAGATGATTAGAGATGATGATGAAGTAGTAGCTATTCGTGAAGCTCGCGCACAAGCAGAGCAAGCAGCTGCATTGCAAGCGACACTTGCTAATGCTGGTGGAATTGCAAAAGACGTGACGCAGGCGAGCAAGAACCAAGCAGAGGCGGTAGCGAAATGATAAATCGTATCGGTAAGCCAATAGTTAAGCAAGAACCATTATCAGTGCCATCACTGATTAGACTCAATGCCCTAGCAGTTAAGAAGATCTTCGTTGGCTTAAGCTACTTCGAAGAAAGCGAGATGGAATATGGCATCTTAATGTGGACGACTAAAGTTCTTCCACGATTAGCTGAGATGGGACATGATAAGCTTAAAGCACATTACGCTAAAGAACTAGAGATCATCGTTCGAGCTTTGAACGATAACGATGCCGGCAAGTATGATCGGGAGAAAGATAACTTCAAACGATGTGGAATTGATTACCGTAAGGCTTACAAGCAGGGGTTATAATGGCTACATGTTGGGAACCAACTCAAGAAGAACTAGATGCTTGTGATCCCAGTAAGGGGTATCTAAATGGCCAAATGGATTCAGTTAGAGATTGAAGGGAAGATCACTCGACTCAAAGCTAGCAACATCAAGAGGATCGACAACGATAATGGGCATGTCTACATCGATGGCTTACTAGTAGCTAAGTTCAGCTATAAAGCAGAAGCTGAGCTTTACATAAAAGAATTTATGGCTAAACATTTCATTAAAACTACGAGGGTATCATGACGCCAGAAGAAGCATTGAAGGAACTCAAGCGAAACTACATAGAGCTATTCAACTCACCAGCTGGAATAAGCGTTCTTAGAGACATTGAGTTTAGATGCTTCAAGTATGATACTACTCAGCTACCTGACCAAAGCATATATATAAACGAGGGGAAGCGCCAGATGCTTCTCCATATTGAAACCATGATGCGACCAGAAAACATGGAAGAAGAAGGCGCGTCTAACACAGGGAAGGATGGTGTCGAATGATGGATACCTACGATCGCGTAAGCGGCACTCGTAGTCCATTAGCATTCTTAGGTTACTTAATGCCTAAGTTGTTCGTGTTCAAAGTTGAGGGTGAGGGCGAAGCTGGAGCAGGAGAAGAAAAACCAGCAGGAGAAGCAGCACCAGAGGGTAAGTTCTTCGATGGATTTTCTCCAGAAGTAAAAGGACATCCAACAGTTACTAGATACAATAGTGCTGAAGACCTAGCTAAAGGACACATCGAACTAGAGAAGAAGATTAGCGCTAAGGGTGTTATCGTTCCTACTGAAGGATCGGGTGAAGATGATATTAAGGCATTTCACAAAGCTATTGGAGTACCGGCTGATGCTAATGGATATGTGCCTGTTAAGCTTGAAGGGTTGCACGAGTTAGCAGTAAGTGATGATGCTAGCACTCAGCTATTCAAAGAGACAGCTCTCAAACTAGGATTGAACCCGGCCCAGTATAACGGCATAAGAGAAATGTATCTAAAAGACGTATCAACTAAACTAACAGCTATGGATGAGCAAAAGCTTCAAGCTAGAAATGATGCTGAAACCAATCTTAGAAGCGAGCTAGGTGGACAGTATGAATCTAAGCTACTAATGGCTAATAAGATCATCAAAGAGTATGGTGGACAAGAAGCCTTAGATGCCTTAGCTGCTAAAGGTGGCAATGATCCATCTATAGTTAAGATGATGATGAAGATTAGTGATCATTTAAGTGAAGATGCTCTTGGCAAGATGGGCGCTAGTAGCCTTGGCATGACTAAGGGTGAAGCAACAGCTAAGATAAATGAGATGCGTAATGATCCTAGTAGCGCATACAACGATCAGAACAACTCCGGACACGATGAGGCTGTAAGTTACATGCAGTCGCTTTACAAGATCCGTGACGGCTTACAGTAATAACTAGGCAAAGAGATACCCTGTAAAGGCCTTGCTGCCTAGATGTTGGGGATACCTTCCGTAAGGAAGTCCAAAGAGTAGTGTCGGATCCGTTTGCGGGTACTCCGAAGACAGCTAGATGAACACAAACAAAGGAGGAACAAATGGGTGCAGTAACCACTGCTTTTGTGAATCAGTTTACTGATAACATCAGGCAGCTTGTGCAGCAGAAGGTCTCAAAACTTAGAGGCACAACCCTCGTTGACACAAAATTCGTAGGCGAGTTTAAGTTTTATGATCAGTTGGGTGCGACTGACATGATCGAGAAAACATCACGACACCAGGATACGCCATCAATCGATCCCGATCATCAAAGACGCAGATTATCCAAACGCGATTTCTTACACAACACTCTGTTTGATACAGAAGATCAGTTGCGTATGATTATCGATCCTAAGAGTGCTTATTCGATGAGCGCTGCTATGTCAGCAGGTAGACAGATGGATGATGTAATTATCGAAGCGTTTGATGCTACTGCTTTTGCAGGTAAATCTGGTGGCACGTCAACATCCTTCACTGCAGCTAACATTATTGCAGAGAATTCCGAAGGCTTAACCAAAGGTAAGTTGTTAAATGCGATCCAACTTCTAGATGACCAAGATGTAGAATCAGAAGATCGATTTTGCGTTTGCGCACCAACACAAATTAACGACTTGCTAGACACAACCGAAGTAGCTAGTTCAGACTTCAACACAGTTAAGGCCTTAGTACAAGGCGAGTTGAATACATGGCTAGGCTTTCAATTCATTAAGATTACACGTCTTGATGAAACTTCAACTGATAGTGGAATCCGTAAGTGTTGGGCATACCATCGCGCAGCAATGCAACTTGGTATTGGTAAAGAACCATCAGTTCGAATTGATCAAAGAGCCGACAAGAACTACGCTTGGCAGGTTCACATGAGTATGACTATCAACGCGGTTAGACTAGAAGAAAAAAGAATTACTCAGATCAACTGTAACGAAGCATAAGCGTAGGTTAACGATAACAACAGGAGGTAACAATGAGTGCAGTAAAAGGTGCGAATAGGACAATTCTTGATACCGAGCCACGCGTAAAGTTAGACGCTGGATTGGTTGATGGTAGAGTCAAAGTCACACACGACACCTATGAAGCATCAACGCTTGCCAATCCGTCAACGATTGACATGGGTGGTTTAATACCCACCAATGCGTTTGTTTTGTATGTATTATTGACGTTTGATGCGTTAGGTGGCAGTGTTACGTTGGATGTTGGTGATGACGAAGATCCAAATCGTTATCTCAACGCGGTAGACGCTTCAAGCGCAGGTGGATCAATCGTTCCACTGGTAGATGGACAGGGTTATCAGGTTGACATGACCACAGCTTCAACACCTGACAATCAGTTAGTAGTTACAGTAGGTGGTAGTGGTACGGCAACTGGAACTATTAAGTTGTCAATAATTTATACTCACGACTAAAAAAGGAGGATTGAATGGGCAGGTATCTTAGAAGCGTATCACTCGCTTTGTTGTGCCTAATTGTTTTGGCTCAATCCCCTGCATTTGGTGCTATGGGTGTAAGAGAAAATGGAACGCGAAAAGGGATCTTTAATGATCTTAATTTCATTGGTGCGACTGTCACTAAGAAGTCGGGAGATCGTTCTACAGCTGATATTAACATTATTAGCTCTACTCTTACATCGGTGGGTATTGCGACTGCTGGTGCAACAACCGTCTCAACTACTACACTAACCGGTGCGGCAAGTTGGTCTTTGTTCAACATTATTATTTCGACAAGGACTTTTACGCTAGGGAATGGTGTGGCAGGACAGATGGCAACATTGAAAGGTGTTGATCGAGTAGCTGGTACATTGACGATTGACGCAACGACTAAGTTTGGTTGGAGTTCCATTACTATGGATTCTGATGGAGAGATCATTAGTTTACTTTATCTTAATGATACTCAAGGTTGGATTATCATAGGAAAAG